CTTTGACGGCTGCCGAATTAGCAACAGGTATTATTACTTATACTGGCGCAGCAGTCGCTTTAACTGTACCTCTTGGTACAGATTTAGACATAGCGTTTCCAAGTATGAAAAATGATAGTTGTTTTGACTTTGTTATTATCAATACAGGTGCAACTAACGCTGCTACTGTAACTGCTAATACAGGTTGTACTTTGGTCGGTGTTGCAGCAGTTAATGCGGTCACGTCAGCTACTTGGCGTGTTCGTAAAACTGCTACGGCGACTTATGTATTTTTTCGCGTAGCTGGTTAATATTAATTCCCCCGTTTCGACGGGGATTTTATAGGAGAATAGATTATGGGTAATACCAAATCAATAGGCGTAGCTTTTGAAGATCAAGATCTAAAAAGTTCAAGTAATATTTACGCTTTGGCTGGTACAGGTCAGATTGGTTACAATACTGGCTCAAGTAGTACAGCACCGTCAACCGTTACACAAGCTACAAGTAAATCAACAGGCGTAACAATTAACGCATCTGTTGGTCAAATTGTGACTAATAACGCTGCATTAGCGGCTGCTGCTGAAGTAGCTTTTGTTGTTACTAATAGTGCTATAAGTGCTTATGATGTACCAGTTGTTGCAATAGCAAGCGGTGCTGCTACCGCAGGAACGTATTTACTTTCTGTTGCTACGGTTGCTGCGGGTTCATTTACTATTGTAATTACAAACGCAAGTACAGGTAGTTTAAGTGAAGCATTAACTTTAAATTTTGCAACTATTCACGTTGCACAGGCTTAATTTATTTTTAACTAAAATTAGGGGGCAGTACGCCCCCTACCGAATACAAATATGACTATCTATTTAAGACATCCTGATCACGGTAGTAAAGTTGCTACGATGGAACAAGAAGCAAACTTTGATGAACAAAACGGTTGGGTGCGTTATACTGACAATACGCCATCTGAAGAAGAAGTGATTGCGGCTCCTGTCAATACGTTGGAAGTAAAAAGACGTCGTAAAAATATCGAGTAAAGGGTGAGTTATGGCAATTTATACCGCCAACGATCAAATTAATGGGGCGCTACGTCTATTAGGAGTATTGGCTGAAGGTGAAACGCCGTCTGCCGCCACATCACAAGATGCTTTAGCTGCTTTAAATCAAATGATTGATTCATGGAATACTGAGCGTCTAGCAGTATTTTCTACGCAAGACCAAGTATTTAGTTGGCCACCTAATGTATTAAGTAGAACGCTAGGGCCTACAGGTAATTTTGTAGGTAATCGACCCGTTCTATTAGATGATTCGACTTACTTTATTGACCCTGCTAACGGTACTTCGTTTGGTATTAAGATGATTAATCAACAGCAATACAATGGTATTGCTGTTAAGACAGTCACTAGCACATACCCGCAAGTCATATTTACCAATATGACGTACCCTAATATTGATATGTATATATACCCTAAACCAACTAAAGTGCTAGAGTGGCATTTTATTTCGGTTCAGGAGTTAACACAGCCAGCTACGCTTGCAACTGATATATTGTTTCCACCAGGCTATTTAAGAGCTTTTAGATATAACTTAGCGTGTGAGTTTGCTGCCGAGTTTGGTGTAGAGCCAAGCCCACAAGTATCACGGATTGCAATGACGTCTAAACGCAACATAAAACGTATTAACAACCCTGACGATATTATGTCTTTGCCATACAGTATTGTTGGTACACGCCAGCGCTACAACATATTTGCTGGCAATTATTAAGGATAAAGTATGCCAAATATAACTATCACAGGCTTGCCAGTTGCAGCTGCCGCCGCGTCTACGGATGTGTTTCCTATCGTTCAAAATGATAATGTTACTAGACAGATAACCAATGCGTTAATATTTACCTCGCCTACTATAACTAGCCCTACGCTAATAACCCCCGCACTAGGAACACCTGCAAGTGGTAATTTAAGTAACTGTACTGGTGGCCCAGTATTTACTACACCGAACATAGGTATTTCTACAGGCACAAGTTTATCAACCACAGGCAATCAAGTTATTTCGGGTTCAGGTAAGCAAGGCTACACTACAGGCTCAGGCGGTACTGTAACGCAAATTACTAGTAAAGCAACAGGCGTAACCTTAAATAAACCAACAGGGCAAATTACATTAAATAACGCTGCTTTAGCATCTGATACAACCGTATCGTTTGTCCTAAATAACACAGTAATTGAAGCTAATGATATTTTAGTGTTTAATCATATTAGTGGCGGCTCACCAAGCGCATATACGTTTAATGCACAATCAGCGGCTGGATCTGCAACTATTAATGTGCGTAACATTACTACGGGTTCGTTATCGGAAGCCATCGTACTTTCTTTTGCGGTAATTAAATGCGTTATTGCATAATCTATGAAAACCCCTATCTTAGGTCAAGCGTACGTAGCTAGGACAATTAATGCAGCGGACAACCGCATGGTTAATCTATTTCCTGAAGCAACACCTGAAGGCAGTAAAGACACAGGCTTTCTTAATAGAGCGCCAGGGCTTAAAACATTAGTTAGCGTTGGTACAGGGCCTATTCGAGCTGTATGGGCAAATCAAACACGCGGCGAAGATGCTTTTGTAGTGTCAGGTAATGAGTTTTATCGGTTAAGTACTAGCTACGTAGCTAGCTTAATAGGAACTGTATCAGGTACAGGCCCTGTGTCTATTGCCGACAATGGCACGCAATTGTTTCTAGCGTGTAATCCTAACGGGTTTATTTACAACAAGACCACGCAAGTTTTCCAACAGATTACAGATCTTGATTTTGCAGGTGCAGTAACAGTTGGTTACATAGACGGATATTTTGTATTTAATCAACCAGACTCTCAAATTGTTTGGGTTTGTGATTTATTAGACGGACTATCTATTAGCCCGTTAAATTTTGCTAGCGCTGAAAGTGCGCCTGACATTCTATTATCTTTAGCGGTTAATAATCGTGAGGTATGGTTGTTTGGTACGAACTCTACCGAAGTTTGGTATGACGCAGCGCTTCCTGGCTTTCCTTTAGCACCTATCCAAGGCGCGTTCAATGAAGTCGGTTGCTTGGCTGCGTATTCTGTAGCTAAACTTGACAACAGCTTGTTTTGGCTAGGCGCAGATGCTAGGGGCTTTGGTGTTGTATACCGTAACCAAGGTTACAACGCCTTACGCGTATCTACGCACGCTATTGAATTTGCCATACAAAACTATGACGTTTTAACGGATGCAATTGCGTACACATACCAGCAAGAAGGCCACTCTTTCTACGTGTTAACTTTTCCTACTGTAGGCAAAACATGGGTTTACGATGTGGCTACAGGCTTATGGCATGAACGTGCAGGCTTTAAAAATGGTGACTATACTCGCCACCGTTCTAACTGTCAGATGAATTTTAACCAAGACATTATTGTTGGCGACTTTGAAAACGGCAATATCTACGCCTTAGACTTAGATGTCTATAGTGACGGCACAGGTATTCAGAAATGGTTACGATCATGGCGCGCGCTACCACAAGGCGCTAATAACTATAAACGTACAGCTCAACATACTTTACAGCTCGATGCTGAGACAGGCGTTGGACTTAACTTATACCCCGAATACGAAGTAGCCGAAGAACTAACTACGCAGAACGGGTCTAATCTTGTTACGACTATTAGTAATAACCCGTTGATTACTACAATTCATACAGCAGCTCCAGGCTATTATCCCCAAGCCATGTTGCGTTGGTCGGATGATGGTGGTCATACTTGGTCTAATGAGCATTGGTCGTCAATGGGTCAGATAGGTAACTATGGAAAACGTATCTTTTGGCGTCGTCTAGGCATGACTGTTAAGTTGCGTGACCGTGTCTATGAAGTGTCAGGCACCGATCCCGTAAAAATATCTATTATGGCTGCTGAATTACAACTATCACCAACAAGGGCGTAATGGAAAATATAACGCTAATCCCGTCTGCTAAAGTGCCTGTGCTATTACCTGATACAGATTTAATGTCAACTCAATGGTACAGATTCTTTTTTAACATCTATACGCTGACCAATAATGGCGTGTCAGGCAGTTTTACAACAACTGATGGTAAGACAGTCACCGTCACTAACGGCATCATCACGAAGATTGTATGAACGATACATATAACCTAGACGTTTTACCTAAAATGGACACATTACATCATTTTAGCGCAGGAATGTACGCTAAAGAAACGCATATACCCGCAAACCATTGGTTAGTGCAACACGCTCATTCGTATGACCATCTATCTATTTTGGCTAGCGGTAGCGTAGAATTAACCGTTAACGATAAAACGTCTACTATTCATGCACCTGCTTGCATAAATATTTGTGCAAATACGTATCATGGCGTAAAATCATTAACAGACGTTGTTTGGTATTGTATTCATGCAACAGATTGCACCGATGAGGACAAAATAGATGAAGTATTAATTGCGCCTGTAGACCACAAAAAAGTCGCAGAATTAGCAATAGAATTGAATAAAGGGGAATAGTATGCCATTTTTTACAGGGGCAGCAATTATAGGCG